CAAAATCAACAAACTATGAAGTTGTGGTTACGGTTGCTGGCACTTCTGGTAAGGCAGTTGGTAAAGTAATACCAGTTACAGATATAACAACTGTAGACACTGGCGCTAAAAAGATTACAGTTGCTGGTGCAGCAAACATGACAGCAAATGTGACTGCGACTATTAATTTCACATTAGCATCTGGTAGTCCTGCAAAAACAAAAACACTAGTTTCAGCTGCCACAGCTGTTCAAACTACTGGTGGTCAAACCATTAGTTCTGGTAATATTGTTTATACCGCTTCAGGTCAAACAACAATTGCAGCTGCTCAAGTTGTTAAAACTCCAGATACAGCACAAACACTTTATGTTTCTGATATTGATAAACTCGTTAGTGTTTATGATTTTAATGGCAGTGCAGTTTCTAATACTCCTGCTGACTATGTTGATGTTACTACTCGTTATACATTAGATAAAGGGCAAAAAGATTCATTCTATGACCATGGAAATATTAAACTAAAACCTGGACAAGTAGCACCTAATGGTCCACTAGTTGTAAGATATAATCATTATTCATCATCAGGTGCAGGATTCTTTACGGTTGATTCTTATCCAACATACGGAACAATTCCAGTATTTACATCACCATCAACAGGCACTAGATATGAGTTAAGAGATTCTATTGACTTTAGACCAGTTCGTAAAGATGCAACTGCAGCAACTGGTGAAACAGTAGTATTTGATGTTGATTCTACAACAACAGGACCAAAAGTTATACAGAATGGTGCTGCAATGATTTTAGACTTTGCTTACTATTTACCTAGAATTGATAGAGTAGTTTTAAATAAAAATAGAACATTTAGTGTAGTTCAAGGTGACCCTGATACAAACCCAATTAAACCTAAATCTTTAGATGAATCAATGACTTTGTATCTATTAAACACTCCTGCTTTCTTAGCTGATGCAAACGATGTTGAGGTTCAATATGTAAACAATCGTAGATATACAATGAGAGATGTTGGTAATATAGACTCTAGAGTTAATAATCTAGAATATTATACTTCATTATCATTACTTGAACAAGATGCATTTAATAAACAAGATTTAACTATACTTGATACAACAAACTTACCAAGATTTAAGAATGGCATTTTAGTTGATTCCTTCAAAGGACATTCTGTTGCTGATGTAACAACAGCTGAATATAAAGCATCTATTGATGTTACTAATCATGAATTAAGACCATCATTTAATATTAGTTCACACGGATTAACATTTGATTCAGCAAATTCAACAAATTACACACAAGATGGTCCTTTTGTTACACTCACCTCAACATCAACACTATTTGCAGAACAAGGATTATCATCCAAGGCTGTAAATGTTAATCCATTCAATGTAGTCAATTATATTGGTAAAATTAAATTAAATCCACCAACAGATATTTGGGTAGACACAACTAAAAAACCAGATGTATTGGTAAATATTGGTGGAGATAGAGACGCTTGGGATTTAATTCTTGCTGATACTAATACTGGATTTGATGTTGAATGGGGTAATTGGACAACAATGTGGACTGGCACAGAAACCGCAACAGGTGATGCTATTCAGGCTCGTGCTAGAGGTATTGGAATAACCCGAACAACTACTACCACAACAACCAGAAATCAAGAAAGAACTGGCGTAACTAATACAGTATCTTCTGAAGCAATAACACAATCATTAGGTGACAGAATAGTAGATGTTTCAGTTGTAGCTTTCATGAGAAGTATTAATGTTCTGTTTACGGCATCAGATTTTAAACCTGATGTTATTTTATATCCATCTTTTGATAATCAAATTCAAACTAATCATGTTGCTCGTGTAAATAAATTTGTATTAAGCACAGGTGATTTAGGATATAGAACTGCAACAGCTAATACAGAAGGTGTCAACATCTTTAATAATGGCACATCAGCAATAATTGGAACTGGAGTATCTGCATTAACATCAAACAACGAAGTGTTTGTTGCTAACATCACAACTTCTACAGCATTAAAAGTTGCAAGTGCAAACTTAATTGGACAAGTTTCAGGCACAACACTTCCAATAACAGAATATCATCACTATTCAGCTTCTCCTATTTCAGCTACAACTAATACTATAGTATTGAGACAAGATGCTACAGGAGCAACGAATGAAATTTATTATGCTAATGTGGCAAATAGTACTGCAATAACTATTACAAGTGGTAAGGGTGCAGGACAAACAAGAACAATGTCTGCTTATGCAGCTGCTACAAGAACCGCTACTGTGTCTGCAAATTGGACAACAACTCCAGATACAACTTCAGTATATTCAATTGGTAATTTAACAACTACTCGTGGCGGCGATGTCGCTGGTGTTTATACTATTCCAACAGGAACATTTAGAACTGGTGAAAAATCATTCCGTTTAATGGATGTTGCTTCTGGTGATTTAGCAAGTTCATCTACTAGTGGTGATGCAGCTTTCTTTGCACAAGGGTTATTACAGACAGAAGAAGAAGTAATAGTTTCTACAATACAACCAACTATTCAAAGAACTTCTGTAAGAGATACTCGTGTAACATCTACAGTTACTGGCAATGCTAGACCAGTAGGCGGATGGTGGGACCCTGTGGCACAAACATTCTTAATTGCACCAACACAACATTCACAAGGAATATTCCTTGATAAAATGCGTGTTTGCTTTAAAACAAAAGATACAACTGTTCCAGTTACATTACAAATACGACCAACAGTTAATGGATATCCGTCATCAACAGTCATTTATCCAAATGGCACCGTGACTCTAACTCCAGATAAAATAAAAACAACAACATCACCAGACCTTGATGATGCAACAAAATATACAGAATTTGTATTTGATGCACCAATCTATTTACTACCTGGTGAACATTGTTTTGTATTGATGGCTAATAGTAACAAGTATGAAGCATATGTTGCTGAAGTTGGAAAATTAGATATAAAAACAGGAGCACAGGTTTCAGAACAACCTTATGGTGGTTCATTCTTCATGTCTCAAAATGGCTCAACTTGGTCAGCAGACCAAAATCTAGATATGACATTTAGAATGTTCCGTAAAAACTTTAGTACAACAGCCGCAGTATCTCAGTTTACAGTAAATACTCCAAGTGCTAATGTTGCTTATGATTTAATTAATTTAATAACATCACAAGTCTCTATGGCTAACACTTCAGTTTCATATCAATTCTTATCTGAGAAAGCAACTGGCGGATTAACAAGTTATAGACCAATAGAAGCAAGTTCTGATTACCCAATGTATGACGGCGATGGTAGAAGAGTGTTAAATGCTGCTACAGGAAATACAACACTCATAGTTAAATCTACTATGTCAACATTAAATAGTGATGTTTCTCCATTCTTAGATACTAGAAGATTTGGTGGAATATTTGTTGATAATACAATTAATGCTTTACCATTGAAATCAGAAGACTTTGTTATTGCTGCACAAGGCACAGGATATACTTCAGTGCCGACAGTAGTAATTACTGGTGGCGGAGGCTCAGGAGCAGCTGCGACAGCTGTGTTGACTGCACAAAAAGTTACTTCAATTAATGTAACAGCTGCTGGTTCAGGATATACAACATCTCCAACTATAGCAATTACTGGTGGCGGAGGTTCAGCCGCTAGTGTAACATATAATGGAGAAAATAAAAAATCAGGTGGTAACTCTAAGACAAGATATGTTACAAGACGAGTGACATTAGCTGATGGTTTTGATTCTGGTGATTTGCGTGTCTATTTGACTGCATATAAACCAAGTGGAGCATCAATTCATGTTTACTTTAAGCCTCTATCAAGTTCTGACCCTGATGAGTTTGATGATAAAGAATATATTCTTATGACTGAAATTGGTAATCTAAACTACGCTTCTGGTAATAGAAAAGATTATCGTGAACTTACATTTGCTCCTGGTACAGATAGAACTGCAACTAATACTGTTACATATACATCAGGTACCTCAACATATAATTCATTTAAAACATTTGCAATTAAAGTTGTTATTAGTGGAACTGATACAACTGATGTTCCTAAAATAAGAGACTTTAGAGCAATAGCTTTACCTGCTGAGGTGGCATCATAATATGGCATATGTAAAAATAAAAGATAAGAATTTAATTAGAGATACTCACTCCAAAGCTGTTCTAAATACAGATAGAGCTGGGTTAGAACAATATCATGCTCAACGACATATTGCTAGACAATCGCAACAAGAGAAGTTAGAAACTAAAACAAGAATAACTCAACTAGAAAAAGACATGACTGATATAAAAGATTTACTTAAACAAATTGCAATGGCGAGGAAAACATAATGGCTATACAATATATTAATAATGCCAATACTTTCCAACAATGGTTGGTTGCAACTCAATCATTAATTACAATAGCTAACAATATTACTGATGGTGGTAATACAAAAACATTTCACGCAAATACAAACTTTAATGTAGCAAATAATGTAACTATTGGTGGCGATTTAACAGTATCAGGAAATGTAACATTAGATATTGCAGGTTTTGATAATTTAATAGTTTCTGGTGACACAACAATGGCTGGAACATTAGGTGTTACTGGTGCAACAACTTTAACCACAGCAACAATAACAACAGCAACAATCACAAACGCCGCAGTTACAACATTTACTGGAACTGCTAACACTAACATATACACTGCTATAGCGGGAGCTGGCGGAGATTCACTTGCTTTTGCAATTGCATTAGGTTAATTGTATAAATAGAGCATAATTTAAGGACATGAAATAAAATGGCTAACACATTTAAATCAAATTTATCAAGAAACATAACTACTTCGGGAGTTGATGTTTATACTTGCCCATCATCAACTCAAACAACTTTAATTGGCGTAACACTCTCAAACAAAACTGCAGGAACTGTTACAGCAAGTGTGTTCTTGACTAGAAGTAGTGTTGACTATTCATTAGTTACTAATGCTCCAATTCAAACAGGCTCATCATTTGTTCCTGTGGGTGGTGACCAAAAAGTAGTTTTACAGGCTGCCGATAAATTAAAAGTAACTTGTAGTGCGGCTTCATCAATCGATGCAATCGTTTCATTATTAGAAATAGCATAGGAGTAATTAAGTGGCATATTTAGGACAATCACTACCATACTACGACCCGACCAACGCCCCTGTTCCTCAGTTAGACGCTGAGAGATTCAATGGTAATGGTTCAATAACAGCTTTTACTATGGCGAGACAAGTTACCACTAATACTGATGTAGATGTTTTTGTTGATAATGTTCGACAAGAGCCAGTAACTGCTTATCAAGTTGCAAATAAAACTCTGACATTTACAGAAGCGCCACCTTCAGCAACAGGTAACATTTATATTATATATCGTAATTCATATGGCAATCAAACTTTTGCAACTTTACCTGATGGTGCAATCACATTCGCAAAGTTAGCCAACAACATAAAACAATTTACAGTTGAAACATTTACAGGTGATGGTTCTACAACTGCATTTGTTTGTGCTGAAACACCCGCTAATGCAAACTCATTAATAGTCTCAATAGACGGCGTTATTCAAAACGCAACAACCAATTTTGCTTTAGCAACAAAAACAATTACATTCACATCGGCACCAGCTAATGCTGCAGCAATAGTAGTTAAGTTCCTAGGTTTTAGAACAGATGTTGCCGTAAGCGCTTTAGCAGCTGGCACCGTTACTACAGCCGCTCTTGCAGACAATTCAGTAACAGCAGCTAAGATTGCTCCTGGTACAATTGTAGATTCTGATATAGCTGATAATGCAGTAACGAC